TCATATAGACTATTTATTATGATAAAAATGTGCTATTATATAACATATAACGGAGAATTCTAACTAATGATTGTGCCTAAAATTAAGTATCTAACCAACAAAGATTTACTAAGAGAAATACACCTAAGCAAAAATACCTACTGTAGTTTCACAGATCCTGCATACGAAGAATATGATCTAATCGTTACTACCTTGGACAAGCTGAACATACGCACTATTGCAGAAGCCAAGAGAAACAGAGCATCTAAAATGGCCAAGGCTGCACACGAAGCAGCCGTATACGCAGCCGGTAAAAAGATGCCAGCTAAAGAATTTGAAGTAGACTATCGTAAAGTGCAGAAACAAGATCTAGTGTTTCGAGTGATGACTTTTACACACATACCGCTTGCACCGGGACGCAAGAAAACGCTAAAGAACACAGCAGACAGTCATGACAAGGTAAACTTTCCACCGTTCCAGCATTGGAAATATGATGATAACAATAACTTGGTCTGTGTGGGCAAAAGTCATTGGAAGGGCGATTTGGATCAAGGAGAATTCTCCAAGGATCACGGACAAATGACCAACGACCTTGCTCGCATGTTTATCAAGCTCTGTGAGAGATATGCCACTAGAGGCAACGTGCGTGGTTACACCTACAACGATGAAATGAAAGGGCAGGCCATACTTCAGCTTACTCAAATCGGGCTGCAATTCGACGAATCAAAAAGTGACAATCCGTTTGCCTATTATACCGCTGCTGTTACAAATTCATTTGTTAGAATTATCAATCTTGAAAAACGCAATCAAAACATTCGAGACGACATTCTTGAAATGAACGGCATGAATCCTTCATGGACACGACAAAACAGTGCCAATGGTGGTAAGAACGCTCCCGGACCAGTCACTATCACAGATAGTTTAGATTGAGTTTGACCTTACATTTATATTCTGTTATACTTAAACTATGAACCTTTTTAAGAAAGTTGCATGCTTCACTGACATACACTTTGGATTGAAATCCGGAAGTCGCACCCACAATCAAGACTGTGAAAATTTTGTGTCTTGGTTCTGTGACACCGCTCGAGCACAAGGCTGCGAAACAGCTATATTCCTAGGCGATTGGCATCATAACCGTAGTACCACTGATGTGAGTACTATGAATTATACTGTGAGTAACTTGGAAAAACTCAGTCAGAGCTTTGAGCGAGTCTATTTCATTCTAGGCAATCACGACTTGTTCTACAAAGATAAACGTGAAATCAACTCTATTGAGTTTATGCGCCTGTTTCCCAACATCGTGCCCATACGTGAATTACACACAGAAGGCAATGTCACTATCATGCCTTGGCTGATAGGTGACGAGTGGACCACAGTAAAACAACTGAAAAGCAGATACATATTTGGGCATCTTGAGCTACCGCATTTTTACATGAATGCCATGGTACAGATGCCTGATCACGGTCAGTTGCAGACTGGGCACTTTCAGCATCAGGAATTGGTGTTTACTGGACACTTTCACAAGCGTCAACAAAAAGGCAATGTGGTTTACATAGGCAATGCTTTTCCGCACAACTATGCAGATGCTGGTGATGACGATCGTGGCATGATGATCATGGATTGGGGTGGCAAGCCCGAATACTATTCCTGGCCCGATCAGCCTATATATCGAACCTATAAGCTGAGTCAGATCATTGACACACCGGACAAGCTACTGCGTGAAAAGATGCATTGTCGTGTGACCATTGACTTGCCTATCACATTCGAAGAAGCAAACTTTATCAAAGAACAGTTTATGCCGCAGTATAAACTGCGTGAACTCATGCTGATTCCAGAAAAGGTAGAAGTAGAAAGTGCTGTTAATCCCATAGACATCACATTCGAATCTGTTGACACCATTGTGATGAATCAGATTAATAACATAGACAGTGATACCTATGACAAAAAACTACTGTTGGACATCTATAACGAACTATGATTAAAATCAATAATCTCACAGTACGCAACTTCATGAGCGTGGGCAATCAGACCCAAGCCATAGACTTCGATCGCGGGCAACTTACTTTGGTACTTGGTGAAAACTTGGACCTAGGCGGTGATGACAGCGGAGCTCGTAATGGCACAGGTAAAACTACCATCATCAACGGTCTCAGCTATGCTATCTACGGACAGGCCCTGACCAATATCAAACGTGATAATCTCATCAACAAGATCAACTGCAAAGGCATGTTGTGTACTGTTACATTTGAAAAAGATGGTGTCAAGTATCATATCGAGCGAGGCCGCAAACCTAATCTATTGAGATTCAGCATCAACGATCAGGAACAAGAGCTCAGTGATCTTGACGAAAGCCAAGGTGACAGCAGAGAAACACAAAAAGCCATTGAAGAAGTGTTTGGCATGAAACACGAAATGTTCAAACATCTCATTGCCTTGAACACTTACACAGAACCGTTCCTATCTATGAAGGCAGCAGATCAACGTGCCATCATTGAACAGTTGTTAGGTATTACCATACTGTCAGAAAAAGCAGAATCTCTCAAAGAAGCCATCAAGATCAGCAAAGACAGCATTGCAACAGAAAACACAAGAATAGAAACTGTCAAAGCCAGCAACGAAAGAATACAACAAAGCATAGAGTCGCTGATACGCAAACAACGCATGTGGGAAGAACAGAAAGAAACTTCTCTGACCAACTTGCTTAAAAGCATAGATAGACTCAGCGACATTGACATCGATCAAGAGATAGTCAATCAGCGAGCATTGGCAGATTGGGCTGCAAACAAAAAAGAACACGAAAGTCTAGCATCACTGAATGCTAAACAAACATCCGCGTTGGAAAAAGAACAACGTATTTTAGACAAACTGGAACGAGAATTAACTAGTCTAACAGAACATAAGTGTCACACCTGCGGTCAGGAGTTACACGATTCCAAGCACACAGAAATCATGTCTGCTAAGTCTACGCAGATCCAAGAAAGTCGTGGCGCTATCAACGAGCATCTTGAAGAGCTCAGTGTGATCGTCGAAGCAATATCGCTGCTAGGCGAACTTGGGACATGTCCCTCAGTGACCTATGACAATCTAGAACAGGCACTAAATCATAAAAATACACTAGGTAGTCTAGAGCGTGATATTACTATCAAAACTGCGGAAGAAAATCCCTACGATGATCAGATTGTTGAACTCAAAGAAACTGCCGTACAGGAAATAGATTGGAACGGACTCAATGAATTAGTGCGTGTGAAAGATCATCAAGAGTTCTTGCACAAGTTATTGACCAACAAAGATAGTTTTGTTCGCAAACGAATAATAGATCAGAATCTTGCATTCTTGAATCAACGATTGACCTACTATCTAGATAAAATCGGATTACCACACACTGTGGAATTCCAGAATGACTTGACTGTGATTATTACTCAGCTAGGCCAGGATCTAGATTTTGACAATCTAAGCCGTGGTGAACGTAACAGACTGATTTTATCATTGTCGTGGGCATTCCGTGATGTATGGGAAAATCTATACACAAGTATCAATTTGCTGTTTATCGACGAACTTGTGGATTCAGGCATGGATGCGTCAGGTGTTGAATCCAGTATTGCTGTGTTGAAACGCATGACTCGCGAGCGTGACAAGAACGTGTTCTTGATTTCGCATAGAGACGACCTTACCAGCCGTGTTAATCATGTACTGAAAGTTATCAAAGAAAATGGATTCACTAGTTATTCTAATGATATAGAGATCGTGGCATGAGTTCAGACGCACACGATCGCATGATCCATGCCTTTCAAGAATACTTTAAATGGCAGGATCGGTTTCATCACAAAAAATCCAACGAAGCAGGCATCAAAGCTAGATCATGGCTATCAGAAATACGCACACAGGCATCAATACTACGAGTAGAAATACAAGACAAACGCAAGGCACAGCGAGAATCCAGAAAAGGCATGAGAGGCAAGAAGCTTTAACTAATTAAAGAGTGCAATGGACGTTTCAAAATCAAATAATAGACGAAATCCCAGAAGGCTATATTGGCTTTGTTTATATAATCACGAATCAAACCACCGGACAGAAGTACATAGGCAAGAAATTAGCACAATTCAAACGTACTAAACCACCACTCAAAGGCAAACGACTTAAAAGAAGAAGTGTAGTAGAAAGCGATTGGCGCGAATACTATGGTTCATCTGATAGGTTAAACGCAGACGTCCAAGCATTAGGTCCGGAAAAATTCACAAGAGAAATACTTTACCTTTGCAAATCCAAGGCAGAACTATCATATTTAGAAGCAAGAGAACAGTTTGAACGCAGAGTTTTAGAAACTGATGACTATTATAATGGTATTATAAATGTCAGAGT